GTGTCTAGTCGTTGTCAAAGAATCAGCGACAGGTGCAGCAATTCTGCGTCGACGTCGGCTGCCTTTTCTTAGGTTGCATGTACGACAACAGGCCACAAGATTTGTCGGGGCGTCGACGCCGGGTCCTGTCCATGCGGCACGCGGCACAACATGGTCGACGGTCGTTGCCGGCGACCCACAGTAACGACAGGTGTGCCCGTCGCGTTTGAGTATCTGTGCACGTAGTCTGCGCCATGCACTAGTGGACCCCTTAGGGGTTAGGGCACTAGCCATATGCGCGTCGTCGTTGTGCTGCGTGTGCGTTCGCTACCTGTGTGCGGTCGCTCGAGTCTGTGTGGCTGCAGTACACGTGACGTGAGGCTAACGACCAGGCCTGTTCGCTACTTCCTGTTAGTCCACGCCACCCACACGAACACACAGCAACGACACTGATAGTGGTGATATCTAGCCTGACTGTCACGGGCGTCGCCTTGCACTAAGGCAGGCACCGGGTCACAGGGTCCGGGTTAGTGGCGTCCACGTCGGGTGTGCCTTCAGAGTGTCCCCTGTGCATCTGACTGTCTAGGGGCCGACCGGGTTACGTTGCCGGCTGCAGCTGCGTTCGTGTGAGGGTTTAAACCGAACAGCAGGGGTCGGGGCATAGAAAGGGGGCAGAGCTCCCTCCAAAGCGCCCGACTCTGTGCATAATCAGGGTCCGTCGTCGTTTAGGCATGACGAAACGGACGGCCTGAGGTAGCCGCCAAGACTGCACGACCCATATCGCAGAAGGCCTTAACTGCGACCGCGTGCCACTTATTCACGCGAGGTCCTTGAGGTCACCTGTCGGTTATCGGCGGACAGGTGAAACTAAGCGCCGTTACGGTCCAAACAGCTCCATTCGGTCGGGTTCGGGTGTGAACACACGCACCGACACAGTCGTCACTCTGACTGTGTGCTCGGGGTGTTTGGCTTGGTGCTCGAGCGCGTTTCGTTCTGCGTGCCGCGCGTTAGAGTCGCGGGTCCATTCGCAGTCGTCACACGACACGGTGATACGGGGCCGGGTGCGTGCCACGACGCGCAACGCTGCCGGGTTAGGCACGAGCCGGGCGACCCGCTTCGCTTTTGCTTCGCGTTTCGGGTGCACGCTTGCCCGGGGTCGGTCGGACCATTTACCGTCGCGACCCCCGACCCAATTTAGACACAGGGCGCCGGCGTCGACGTTGCACGTCGGGCAGGACACGTCTATCGCGGTCGTGTATGCCACCGGGTGCCCCTTTCGTCTACTTGCGCGTAAGGCTGTCACGACCACGCGTCTAAAGCCGTCAAGACGGCTTTTAGGGCGTGTCGCGCGCCGTGTCGGGCTAGGTCCGTATATCGGTATGGGGTTTCGTCTAGTAGGTCGTCGACCATGGCTCGAGTCGCAGCGCAGCAGGCACAGTCGCCACACGGAACCACGTCTACCGACTCGAGTCGGGGCGTGAATGGTACGGCTCGAGCCGGTAGCGGGGTCATGGTGCCACCTGTGCTGTGAGGGCCGTGTGGGTGTGGGCCATCATGGCGCGTACACCGTCTGCCGGGTGTTCGTTTTGTTCGACTAGGTCACACGTTTTGCACCACAGCACCCACGACGACGACGTGCGGTCCCAATACAGTCGGACAGCGTGCCCGTTCACCATTTCTGCAGCGTCCATGGCTTTACCCTGTCGGGTCGGCCGGGCCGACTGCTTGTAGTCGAGCTGTGACCCCGGCCGGCTTATAGAGGCCGAAATGCGTTGCCACAGCCACGACCCACGCCACGACAGCTGTGACCACGGCCGCGCGCCATTCCCACACCTGCCCGGGTGCTGTGTTAACGAAACCGTTGCCGACTCCCACAGCGACCGACAGGCCGGCTAGTAGGGCTGCTTTAAGCCCTGACGGGGTCGAGGATTTCGTGAGTAGACCCACAAGCAACGGGGCGATAAGGGCTAGGGCTAGGGCTACGAGGTCGCGTGCGTTCATGGTCAGTGTCCTTACTGTCTGAATACTGCGATTAGCGCCACGAACGACAGCGCAATTCCTAGACAGCCACCCACCGCGCCGATAGTGGCGTACAGCCGGGCTTGCCCGTCGTGCTGTCCTGTGTCACGGCCCTTGTTCGTGTCGAGCTGCGCAAACACGTTCGCGAACCTTTCGCCCGTCCACTTCGTTTCAATGTCGAGTTTTTCGGCCACAGCGTTAAAGCGAACGTCAGACTCGGTGCGGGGCATCAGTCGCGCGGCTTGGTCGGCTAACTGCCCCCTGAATTCGTTCACAGCCTCGAACCGTTTCTCGGCTGCGATTTCGGCTTTTGTGACGGCTTTCTCAGCTGACTCGAGGGCTGCCTGTACTGCCCGGTCGGCTGCTGTAAAGGCTGTTTGCATGGCTGTTTGCTGTGCCACTAACGCAGCGTCAAGGGCTTTCGTTTGCGTTAAATACCGTTCGTCTAAGGCACGCAACGCGAACGCTAGTTTTTGTTCAAGGTGAATCAGGGCCGTGTCCACGGTCCACCCTTCACCTGTCTCGCTCATGGCTTAGACCGGCGTACCGTCGCCGGCTGTGTCCACGGCCGCGCGTTGTGCCCCTTGTGCTGTGTGCACGCCGTTCGCAGCTTCGAGGGCCGCGCCACGCGCCGACGCCAGGAACCATGCGGCCGTATGGTGCACCGGGTTCGCGGGGTCAAAGGCACCGTCGTCTTGCCACCCTGATTGCAGCATGGCAGCCCACACGGCCGCGCCGATTTTCTTTGCGTCGCTGTCGCTAATACTCATAGCCGCGCCTTTCGCTAGTTCGTCGTCGACTGCGTTGCGTATGTCGTCGCAGTCGTTTAAGGGGTCGATTTTGATATTGGAGCCGGCGTGCGCGTATTCCTTGTGCCCTAGCACCCGGCTAGCCGGCAGGTCATAGCGTCGACACAGGTCAGCACACAACGCCACGACCCGGTCGAACACGAAACCGGACAGCGGGTGCGTGCCGTCGTTTTGCACTTCGATACCGACGCTGTAGCTGTTGGCTTCGTCGCGTGGCAGGACAGCACCCGACGCCGGCCATATCCCGGCGCCGGCGTGATTTGCGCGCCCCAATTCGGATTGACTCGAGTCGGCTCGAGCCGACAGCACCCACACTTTGCCCGTGACGTCTAAATACAGGTTCGCTGTCGGGGCCGGCACGTCGCCGTGTGTGGCTTTGAGATACGCGGCTTGCCCTGCTGCAACTGCGGGGCTTTCGGGGCCGGCGAAATGGTGCACCATGATCGCTCGAGGTGCGAACGGGCCAGGCCGTGAGGTTATCGGCCGGTCGTCGACGCTCCACCCACACCCACGTAAGTAGGTCCCTAGAGTGCTCACCCTGTTCGCGCCCCGCCCTGTGTCGAACGGATAGCCACAGCAACCCAAAACACCGTGACAGCTGCGCCGGCCGCGAACGCTGCGCCGTCGCCGTTATAGGCCCGGATATTCATATGCGACAGCAGGCCAGATGCCCACGGGGCCGCCTGAATAACTGCTTTCGCTGACTGAGTACCGCCACCATTGGACACGAAACACAGCACCGTCTCGCCGGCTGCGAACGGGGTCGTGTACTGCACGACTTCAGTGAGGACGGTCCCGGCTGTGTACCGCATAACGCACACGCCAGCTTTCACACGGACCGGCAGGCCGGCCACCACGAGGGCGTCGACAGCTGCAGCTAACAGCCTGATAGCGTCCGCGCCCTGCGCGACAGGGTCAGACGCGGCCGGGTACGGAAGACCTTGTGACGTTGCGCCCATAAGGCGACACGACCTTTCGTTAGTTCCCTAGTGGCGTAACAGAAATAGTCGACGGGAACAGGGGCACCAGTTGCAGGAACATCGCGTTCGCGACCGTCGATAGCGCCCGTAGCTCAAAGTCAGTGGCCCTGCCCGGGGTCCGTCCTTCGATCACAGCGCGATAGCGCCACGGGGTCAGGGCCGGTAGAACAGCCAGCGGGACCCCCTGATATCCCAGGTAGTCGTCAACATTCTCTTTGAGCCACAGAAATGTCGTGGACGTGGTCGGTGCGCGCAAGTACATCTGAAATTCCACGAGGACCCGCCCGGACGGGGGAACAATGACGGACGGGAACGGAAGACGTACCGCGTCAATCGGCCCGATAACTGCCGGCACAGGTAGGTCAATCGGCGTCGCCGGTGTAATTGTGACAGCGTTCGGGGTCAGGGTTGCGCGTTCGGCTAGGTATGCGTTGAGGGCTGTGCCCCACCCGGACGACCCGACTGCTGGGGGGTTAAGAGGTGCCATAATTCCCACTTCCATAAGGGCCGTAGCCGTAGCCGGCATATGCCCGGGTGAGGTCGGTCGCGGTCATGAGGTCGACCCACGTACCTTGTGCCTGTGCCCATGTCACGGGGTTCGTCACGAGGCCTTGCCACGTCACAACTGCGAACGACATGCGGGGGTCGGACAGTGAGAACGTACGCACGTACCCTGAGCCGGGCGTGTGGCTGTCTTGCCACCCTTCGACCACGAGAAACCCCGGGGCTGTGGGGGCCGGGTCCGGAAGCGACTCGAGGGCGACCCGGTCACCTATTTGCAGGGCAACGACAGCTGCTTTGGTCCATTCGTTAAGTAAGTACATGAGGACCGAAACCCCGCCTAAGGTCCACCGGGGTTCTGCCTGTCGGCTGAGAATGAGTTGTGTTCGCCACACAGCCGACTCGAGGTCGGCTAGTTTCGTCGACGCCCCGTAATGCCGGCGACCACGCGCGGCCACACTTACGGGGTCGTCGGCTGTGTAGGTCGGTTGTGTGCCGGCGTCGGGTGCTATCCCGTAGGACAACGACACGTCGTTAACGACCCCGCCTAGACGTGAGGACCATTCCGGTTCGAACGCGACCGCGCCGGCCGGAATGAGTAGGGGCGTCGCGACAGGTTCGACCACTAGCGCCCACGACCCCACGAACGCAGCCCACGACCCGACCACTTGCGCCCACGAGGTAAACACGGTCCCGATAGAGCGGGCGTCAAGGTATTGCAGCAGAACAGCGCCGGCCGGGGTGTCGACTAGGGCCGCGCCCGTGTCGGCTGCTAATTCCCCTAGAGCTGTGAGGGCGTCGGTCGGGTCGGGGTCGCGTGCAAGGACCGACAACGCGCCCCCACCTTGGACAACAGCAGGTAGGGCCGTGTCGGCTAGGACACGTAACGCGCGGTCGTGTGCGGTTTCGGTCGGCCACGTATCGACCCCGACAGGGGCGACCCCTGACCGGGCGAGGACGCCGGCCGCGGTCAGGTCATATTGGGCCACGACCGGGTCGCCGGCTGCGACGGTCGGGTGCGTGAGGACGACGTCAGTGATATCGCCGGCAAAGGCCGGCAGGCCGACGACTTCGACGGTTAAGGTGTTCCCTACTTGTGCAGAGTCGAGCACTAGCCCGGGGGCTTGCAAGGTCAGGGTGCAACTCGAGGCCGACCCTTGGTCGGCTACGTCTGCGCGGCCGTGATTGTAGGTCAGCGCATACAGCACAGAGGCAAGGTCGACGTCCACGCCGGCTATCTGCAACGACGTGACGTCTGAGGGGGTCGGGGTGTCGGCCATTAGGTCGCCCACACGGTGCGACCGTTGCGTGCATCAGAACGCGCCATAACTTTCGCGACGGCCCGGGCTATGGCTTCGTCAGACACGACCGGGGTGAACGCTGCTGCTTGCGGGGTCGCCGTGGGTGCTGCTGCAGCAGACATGCGTGAGGCCGCCGAATATTCGGGGACCTGCTGACTAGCTGTGTAGGAGACTGCGACCTTTTTTGTGCCCCCGCCGAACAGGCCGGCGATAAAGGACCCGACGCCTTTGAGTTTGTCCCACACCCACGTCACAGCGTCGATGACGATTTGGATATAGCCCTTGACGAGACCGAAATACCACTTGAACGCTTTCGCGATACCACCTAGTAGGCCTTTAATAATGTCGCGGAACCATGCGAACTTTTTCCACATGACGACGATCGCGGCCACTAGTAGGACGATGGCGATGATGATCAGGCCGACCGGGTTCGCAGCCATGGCAGCGTTCCACAGCCATTGGACAGCGGTCGCCACAAGTTGAACGACCTTCCACGCCTTCGTGAGAGCGGTCCACACTTTCATGCCCGTATTGACTGCGACGACCGCGCCGGCGAAGGCCATAGTCGCGATAAACAACGGCCCTAGTTTGTCTGCGTTCGTTTGCAACCATTCGGCCACCGGCTGCAAGATGCCTAACAGGGCAGAGAACGCCGGCAGCAGGGCCGCGCCGATACCTTCGGTGGTCTCAGATATGGCGACAGTGAGTTTTGCTTGTTTGCCGGCTGCTGTGTCGGCTGCGACCGCTGCTTGCCCACCCACAATGCGTGCCACTTCGCCTTGCACTTTGGCAAAGTCGCCCGACTTGAGAATGGTCCGGTCGATGCCCGGCACCATTTTGCCTAGAGCCAACGTCTGCCCTGAGTAGGCCTTCGCTATTGCATCTGCAGCCGTGGCCACAGGTACCCCGCGTGACGCCGAAATATCCATGGCTAGTGCGGCTAGTTTTTGGGCTTTGTCGACGTCGCCGGTAGCTGTGGCCAATGACTGCAACGCCGGGCGTAGTTCGTCGTCGGCTATGCCCTTAGTTTTGCCTTGCACCGTTATCCACGCTTCAGCGGCTTTGACTTGTGCGGCCGTCGCGCCCGTGGTGTTTTTGAGTGACTTGGCTAGTTTGGCTTGCCCGGCTTGGTCAGCCATGGCCGCTTTACCCCACGACACAGCTGCCGCGCCCATAGCTACGAACGCAGCTGCCGCCACGACTGAGGCTTTGTTCAAGGTCGCGGCGTGACGTTGTGCAGCTGTTGACTGATTAGCTAACGCCTTGTCGACCTTGTTGAGTTCGGTGATAGCACCGGACACACGCGCGCCGACGTTAATCAGAATGGACGTGGGGCTACTCATGGCCGTAGCCCGTACTTCGTCATAAGGTCGCCAATGGCTTTCGTGTACAGGGGTATCGCGAGTTTGGCCCACCTGTCACGGTTCGGACGTATCCACCCGGGCGACCCGGTCGGGGTGCGAAACTGCGGGTAACTCGAGCCTGTTTCAGTGGCCCACCCGATTTGATATTTGACGTACGCCCGGCCCCGGCTACGGCCCACGGTCCCAGAAAGTTTCGTATTAACTTGGGGCACCCGCACGACCACGTAACGGTCAGATTTGATACGGGCCGCGCCGGCGACCTTGAGGGCTTGCGGGGCCGACGCTTCGAGGGCTGCGGGGCCTAGTTGACCAAGAATAAGCCGACCGATTTTGTTTGAGGCCGCGCGTAGTTCACCGTTCGCGTTTTTGCGTAGCTCACCCTCGAGCTGCCCAAACGACCGCATACATGCGTCGATACCGTCGATAGAAATGTTGAGGCCGGCACCGTTCACCATGGCCGCTCACCTTTCCTGCAGTAGCTCGAGCACCGTCGCGAGGTCTTGCGGCTCCATGGCCCACACCTGCCCCGGCGACATACGCAACCGGATAGCGACTTGCGCTATGAGTCGCCCGATGCTGCCGGGTTCGTAGGGTCCACGTCCACAGGTTCGTCGTCGACCTGTTCAACTTCGATCACGGTTTTATCCCACGTCTCAAACGTGGGCCGGCCCGTCGCGACACTGTCACGAAACAACGTCGCGTAAGCGCAATAGCGCAGAAACAGAATCGACAGGTAGCCGGCGTCTTTGGGGTCGCCGTTCATGCCGTGTGTGTTCGCGTACCGCGCCCACTGTCCTAACGACCATTGGTCACTGACGACGTCGACGCTGTGGCCGTCGACGTAGTGCACGACTGACTTGAGAACGAACACGGGTTAGACCCCGGCTGTGCGGGTCGGGGTGCCCTTAACTGCAAAGGCAAAGTCCGACGTATTTTGCACGTTCACGTCGCCACCGATTTCGACAGCGACCACGACACAGTCGCCGGCAAAGGCCACGCCCTTCGCTGTGTTCGGGGTCCACACGAACGCGACCGTGTCGCCGTCGTTGTCGAACAGGTAGTTCGTCAGGCCGGCCGCGTCTTCCCAATCTTGAATGGCCTTGCCTTTGAGTTCCCACGACGTCGTCACCTGTGGCGTGGGGGTGATATCGGCCAACGTGGCCACACCGTCGACGCTTTCTTGTGACGGGGTCAAGGTGACATTGGGAATCTGTGCACCGTATTCGACCGCGCCGAGTGTCAGGGTGCCCGGTCCAAGACGTGAGTCTTTGAGGCCTGCCATGGTCAAAGTCCTTTCAGGGGAACGGTAATTTCGGCCGTCATGGTCACAGACGGGTAAGTGAGTGCGCCGACCTGAGACGGGCCGACGACGACGCCGGCTGTGCTACCTAACGTGAACGCCAACGCTTCGACCCCGTCTAGTAGCCAATTCAGGGCCGACAGGTCAGCCGGGGGTGAGTGCAACAGCACCACGGGCACCGACATAAGCCGACCCCCTTGAGTGAAACCGAACGAGGTAGGGAAACCCACAAGCACACACGGGGCCACAGCTGCAGACGGGTCGCGGGTCACGCGGATATCTGGCAAGTCGTCGGCTAGCAACGCCACAAGGGCGTCAAGTGCGCCCACATACACGCCCTGAGATAAAGCCCCGTAAGGGCCGGCGTCATATAGGCCGTCGCCGTAGGGTTCGGTCGTGCCCATTAGCCGACCCGGGGCATGCGATACCGCAACAGTCGATAGGTCGCGCCTAGCTGATTGCCGTAGTCCTGTGACGTGTCGGCTAATTGGTCGAGACTGTCCAGGCCGATAGGTGCGTTGCGTGCCTGATAAAACAGGGCCGCTAACTGTGTAGCCCCTAACAGCGTGTCGGCTGTGGGGGTCGTGTAGTCGTTGCCGGGGCAGTTACGTTCACACCATGCGGCAGCCGCGTCGACACAGACAACTAGCCGGCCGTCGTCGGGGTCGACGCCTAGCCACGTTGCCACAGCGTCAACCGTTAGCCACGTCACGGGGATACGTCCGTTCTGCTCGAGTCACCCGGTCCCGGTCGCGTCTCGGGAACTAGCCGGGACCGGGTGACGTCAAAGGGGGTTTAGGCAGCTGTAGCCGAGACAACAGCGACCGCGCCGGGCTTGAGCACAGCTGTTGCCAACGCGCCCACAACGCCGACGTCGACGCCGGCTTGTGCCACGTTCGCGACCTGCATACGCACCGGCGACCCGGACACTTCCCACGTCTTAGCTGCGCTGCTGTGGGCGATAATCAGCGTCCCGGCCGGAATGGCAGGGTTCGCGATGAACGTCGGGGTCGCGATAGGCAACGACCCGCCGAGCTTCGCGGCTGCGAGGCCTTCAGTGATTGCGCCGACGTAGACAGCCGACCCGCCAAGAATCACGTTCGGGGTTAGGCCTTGGGTCAACAGCTGCGTAAGGCCGGCCAAATAAAGGGCCGTGTACGTCGTTGCCGTGGTGCCGGCGTGCACCGGCGTACCGTCAGCCAACAGCACAGCGGCCACGGCCGCGTCAGCTTTGATTGCGTAGGCTTCTGCAGCCGCGCGGAAGTATTCGGTCAGCGCCGATGCGTCAAACCAAATGTCCTGCAACGACACGTCGTTGCCGCCGGCGTACGTCTTTGCTAGGGCTTCGTCCCATGCCCACCCGATAGCACCCGACGCGATTTCAGCCTTTTCGGCTGACTGCAGGTCGACGACCGGCAGGGCTGTCCACTTGCGATAGGACACCTTGTTTGAGGTCAGGTCGCCACGCTCGAATGCCTGTGTAATCGGTCGACCGTTTTCGACGAGACCGAATACTTCCGAGATGTATTCGGGTGCGACGGGGTTCGTGGTCGTGGTGATATCGGTCAGGGCTGCTTGAATCTGCGCCCCGTCGCCCTGTAGGGCTGCGATACGTGACGCGATAGCGGCAAGGGTCACAGGTGACCTGTGGCCGGCTGTCACGACAGCGCGCGGCGTGCTTGCCTGAATCGTGCCGTCGACGGCTGCGGTTTCGGTCGTCATAGCGGGGTCCTGTTCTGTGTCGTCGACAGCGTCGCTGTCGGGTGTGGGGGCCGGCTCGAGGTCGGGTGCGTCAACATCGGTTGACGTTTCAGAAGTGTCAACATCGGTTGACGTTTCAGAAGTGTCAACATCGGTTGACGTTTCAGAACTGTCAACATCGGTTGACGTTTCAGAACTGTCAACATCGGTTGACGTTTCGTCTGCCATGGCTGCTACGTCTGTGACGTGTGCACCGCTAAAGGCTGCGAAGACGACCGAGGACACTTCGACGACCCGGGCCGACACGACTTCGGGCACACCGTCAGCGCCGAGAGCTGTCACGACGTCGTCGAGGCCGACCGACAGGCCGGGGCGTAGGCCGGCTGCTGCAGCGGCAAGGACGTCGTCTGCTTGTGCGACCCCGGCCGGCAACTTGAATACACCTGTGAGGGCCACAGCGTCGTCGACGTAGGTTGCCAAAATGCCGGCAGGTTTGGTCGTGTCGTGGTCGGTCAACAGCACCACGACCGGGTCGACGGTCAGCGACCCCGCCCGCACCCGTAGGGGGCCGGCACTTGTGCGACCGATAGGCCCGTAAGGCACTAGGACGCCGGACAGTTGCCGGGTCGCCATGGTCGCGTGAAGGCCGGCTGCAGGCACGTTAAGAGTCAGTTTCACTGTGGGTTCACGTCCTGTGGGGGAGGGGTCGGGGCCGGGGCATTGTTCGGGGTCGGAAGGGCTGCCATGGCGCGCCATTCTTCGATACTGAATAGGCCGGCAGCGACCCCGGCAACGCCGGTCGTGACTAGTTCGGACAGGTCCGAACGGTAGAACGCCGACAGGTCATAGGCCACACGTTGCCCCCGGGGTGTGACGTCGTCCATGCTCAGCCGGTCCTGAATACACGCGACCCATGGCGCTAGGGAAATGTCGAGCAGGTCGCGTCGTTTTTGTGTGACGTTCGCGTAGGTCAGGCTCGAGCCGGCAGCCGGCGCGTTCACGTAGGACGGGGGCAGGTTCAACAGCTGCGCTATTTTGCTGTCGGCTTCGCGTCGGGCTTCGACTAACTGCAGCTGTGTCGCGTCGAATTGGGCGACCGTGTATTTCACAGATGCATTCAGGTAGGCCGTCGCGCTAGCCTGCCTGGCTTCAGCCCACTTCGTGAGTAGGTCGTCTATTTCTGTGTCGTCAAGGTCGACTAGGCCTGTGTTTTCAAGGACGCCGGCAGGCATATCCATAACTGCGTACCGTTGCGCTGCAGCTTCGAGCAGGTACGCCGTTCGTAGGGCTTTGCTGCCGGCGAAACAGATGCCCCCGGCGACCGGGCCTAGAAACTGAATCAGGTTCGCGCCGTCGATTTCGTCGTGCACGATGCGTGCTTTGCCGTCGCTGTCTAGGTCGGAAATGTCGACGTCTTCGTTCGGCACGTAGACCGCACGTCGCGCCCGGCCGTCGCTGTCACGGTCGACAACATGCCAATAGGCCACGCCATGCAAGACAGCGTCGGTCAAGGTTTGCGCGTAATGCCACGACACCGGAACGGTCGGGTCGGGGTTCGCCACGAACGAGGACAACGTCGGGTCGGCTAGCTGTTCTGTGCCCCGCCACGCTGCTAGCTGCAGCGAGGACAGCGTGCCGGCGATAACTTGCACACCGTTCGCGACGGCCGGAATACGCATGGCCAGATTGCGAGTCACGGGGCCGTCTTCAGCGAACGCCGGCACGAACGGGGCTAGGTTATTGGCCGCGCCCTGCCACCACGCCCCCGACAACGCAGCTGCAGTCTGTGGGACAACTGCGGCCATTTTGCGCCGGGGGAATAGGGCCATAGTTCAAGTGTGTGCAGTTGTCCTACGTTTCTAGCCGGGCAAAGTGAAACGCGCCCACAGGGGGCGCGTTTCGAGGTGTCCCGACACAGCCGGCGCCGGCTGCCTGTGTCACGGCCGTCGTCGTGGCGGGTCCTTCACTAGTCACTATGCCACACGCCCGACAGAACATACGTGCCGTATTTTTTGTGCGCTGCCTGCCGGCTAGTTCCAAGGGCTGCAGCGATTTCGCCCCACGACCGGCCGTCCATAAAGGCTTGCACCACGAGGGCGTCGACCGTGAGGGCTGCAAGGTTCGCAGCCTGCCGGGCTGCTGCGAGTCGTTGCGTCGTTCGGGGGTCGTGCCCGGCCCGGTCATGCACCCGCTTCGCCTGCAGGGCGACGATAGTCGCGTTCTGCTGAATTTCGGTTTCTAACAGGTCATATCTCGAGGGGTTTCGCGCCATGCGTCAACATTAGTTGACGTTTACGAAACGTCAACATCTGTTGACAGTGTGTCGCGGCCGGCACGCAAACGACCCCCAACCCAAACAGCCCACGGGGGACGGGGCCGACGTCGAACAGGGTCGGGGGTCGTGTCTTAGGGGCTAGCCCGTTTTACGGGGTCGCGACCGGGCCGACCGACGGAAGTACAGCACGTCTTCCTGCCGTTTGAGTTCTGCCCTGACTTCGGCTGCGACCATGCGTTGCACTTCGGCTAGCTGCTTGGCTAGGGCGTCGCGTTCGGCCCGGGCTGCTTGCGCTTCGAGTTGTGCGTCTTCGTACTCGAGCTGCTGTTGC